AAGATTTCCTTGTATTGTAAACTGTTCTTTTATTCCGTCCTGCTGTTTTTCACTGTCTTTTAAATCATTAATCAAACCAATATTTCCATCATCAAAAACTACAAAGTTATCATCATCTTCAAGTTGTGAAAGAATAGTTGAATTAAAAGGCAGTTCAAAACCAAAAGTTCCAGGATAGAAAAAGTTTTTTGTAAGCGTTAAGCTAGTAAGATTCTTAATAACGTTCAAAAGTTCCATATCTCGATTAAAAATTGAAATTGAAGGAAGTGAATATCTTTCCATGATTATCACTCAATTATACATATCTTATTTCAATGTCGGCCACACATCCTGCTGTGGCAGCTAAAAAGTCTAAATAATTAGCCCCTCCAATAGTTATCTCAGAGGTTATATCTATCCAGTCAGAATCAGTATCTTCAATGCCGGTACCATATGGGCCGTGTGTATCTGTTCCATTAACTCGTAACGTTAAACCGTTTGGAAATGCAGCAGGTGCAGTTAATACTCCAGAACCTACTTCTGTTGCACCTGTATCTCTTGTTTGAGTAACCCCTAAATTATATTCTGAATAACTTTCAGTGTGTACGTGTTCACCATGACTGTGTTCTGTTACTGTTGAACTTGGTTTTCTTCCAAATACCCTAATTTCAACGGTTACGGTTCCGGTAGGGATTGAAAAGTATATTTTTTCATCATAAGTAGTATTAATAGTCCCTGTTGTTTTTGAAATTAACTTTGAATTATTTACGACCATTGAGTTATACCGTGCAATTAATGATGCAATCTGTGCATCTTGATTTGCTGCATAATAAGCCCCACATACATCCGTATTATCTCTTTCATCAGTAATTTTATCAGCGGCGATTACTGAAACGCCGGCAGTAACATAAACTTGAGCTAAAGATAAATCATAAATATTACCTGTTCTAACAATATCGGGGGCAACTGGTGAAGCCGCAGGAGTTCCAGTTATAACTGTTAATTTTATAGGGCTGTCTTCCGTTGAAACCTTATTCAGTCTTAACACTACCCTATCTATTCTATCATTTGTTGCATCTGCATCTGCAATTGTTAAAGATTGGGGAGAAGTTAATTGATACCATCTTCCTTCAATTGCCGCCCGACCTACTCCTGAAGTAGAATCAACATTAACAGATACAGTCATTCCTGAACCATCTGCGGTTACTTCCATGTGTGTACCTTCGGTTGTTATTAAACCGCTTGTAATTAGTGTGGCTAACAAATTAGTCCAATCACTAGCCGAATATTTTCTAGTTGTAGTTTCCGAAGTATCAAAAAATCCTGAGAATTCCGTCTGAACCATTATTCCACCATATTATACTTTTTATTATATTCGATTTCAACCTTTGCACTTTCATCTGAATCCGTCGTAGAAAATGATATTATATTATTTCCAATGTATAATTTTATCATATCCATGTTATTTATATCTAAGTAATTAAATGCATCAGTTTCGACTCCAGTCACTAAATTAACTATTTTAGCGTAAACATTTAATAAATCAGTGTTAAATTCAAAATATTCGAACTGAGTTAACGCCCTATCAAGTTTTAAAGTTTCTCCGTAAGTGTCATTTGAAACAGTTGCATCTGTTGCAGGGCCATAAAATCTAACTAAAACTGGAAGATCTGCATCGCTATCATTATTTATAGTTACGCTCGATAATTTTGTTCCGAATTCAACATCAGGAAGTGTGAAAGGGAACGAAAACAACGGCACAACATCCCCTAACGTGGTCTGAGTTGTAGGTATTAAATTCCAATAAGGATTTGGTGCGATTAATTCCACATGAAATAGTCGAGTATATTCGGTTTTATCAGTAGGTTCATTTGATTTCTTAGGGATTCGTACGTAACAAGGTAATTCATATATATTACTCTCTGAATCGATGTATATAAGTTTTCCTTGGCCATAATTAGGGTTAAATACTTTTTTACAATTATCAACTAATGTCTTCATTGTATTTTCACTATTTTCAGTTGATAAAACTAAATTCATTGTAAAATCGAGCTGTTCTTCATTTTTTCCAGTTACAGTTACGCCTTGCTGGCCTAATGATTGAACGGTTGAATATTTTGTTTTTACTGCATTAATTCCCGATATCGAATTAATAATATATTCTGCATTTCGATTTGATGAAAATGTTAATTCATCACCATCCGCATTTTCAAAACATATTACTGGGCTAAATGTATCAAAATTAATCGTATCAATAACATTTAAAACGTTTCCGTTTGTATCAATAATTGTCCAGTGTGCAATGTTTAAACCTGCATTTAAATAAATTGTTCCGCTGTAAATATCCTCTAAATTTGTAAGTGTTTGCGAAATCCCATTTATTTGCAATGTTATCGCTGATGCATCATAAACACCTGAATATCTTGCAGTTATTGTATTTTTTCTTTGGTATGTAATCAAACTATCCGTTGTTCTTTCAAATACATAATTTAATAACGTAACTGTAAAACTTTCGGAAGTTGTGGCCCCTAAATTATCTGTTGCGGTTACTGAAATCGTATTTGAATATGCGGTAAGCATTATTTGTGCCGAATATTGATTACTTCCAATTGAAGTCATTTGGTAATCTATTCCATTATAATTCGCTGAAACAGAACTTATTCCTTCATCGTCAGTTGCGGAAACGATTAATGTATAATTTCTGCTTAAATTTTCACTTTCAGAAACTAACGTGATTACTGAATCGGTATTAAGTTTTGTAACCAAAATCGTAGTTGAAAAGCCATACCAACCTTCCGGCCCCATAGCTTCGATGCGGATTAGGTTATCCCCATAAACAAGCGGTACAGTTCCGCTGTATTCATTAGGGTTGGCTGTTGCAGTCATTTCGTAAGCCCCTGCAACGCTTAGGTTAATGATTTTAGCGTACTGGAAATCATCCGTTTCAACTGTTGCAGTAACGGTAAGGCTGTTTTCTGTTGTTGTGCTAGGATAAGTTCCAACAAGCGTTACAGTTGGCCTGTCATCAGCCGAACCAATTCCAATTACTGTTTTTGTCGTTGATGTTGTTGAATTTCCCCATTCATCTTCGGCATAGATTTGAAGGTAATTGTAACCAATATCGATATCAACAGTTGCTTCATATACATTAAGCGAACCCGTTACTTTCGTCATTGTAATTGGGGTTTCGCTGTTCTTTTGAAGTGTAATTGTTGGGATTGCTGATTCATCTGTTACTTCGGCATATATTTTTCTTGTAATTGGTATTTCTGGACTCGAACTACTTGCATATTCAGTACTATCTTCCCATATCACGACTGGAGGAGTTTCATCGAAATATACTTGTATGCTTTCGGAAGTGCTTGAAATGAAACCATCAGGAATCGTAAAATCAATCTGATAATCCGTCAATGCTCCATAAGTTGTTATTGTATATTTCAAAGTGTTTTCATCAATAATAGTTGGTTCTGAAACTGTTGGTTCTGTTTCTACTGCTTTTGCGATTATTATGTAATCTATTGCACATTTTCCTTCGGCCATTGCGATTCCTAAGTATCCACTTGAATAAGCTGATGAAGTAGCAGATATACTTCCTAAATCTGTGTTAAATTCATAAGAAGTTCCAACTTTCTTAAATTCGATTTTGTAATCCACGTCTTTGGAAACTGTAACCGATGAAGTTTGTAGTATTGAAGAAGTCTCCCTAATTTGGATATTATTATCTCTATCCTGTATCCATCCCCCGACTCCATCAAGGGCGTATGCAGTATATGATCCATCAGTCATCAGCCATATTACTGCTCGTCCATCTTCACCTGATACAGTCTGAATCTTTCCTTTTGATAATATCCTAAAATCATCATAAGTATTCGATTTTGTTAATATACTTCTCCATTGCGAGTTATTCTCACCTACCATATAGCATCGTCCGTCTGCAACAGTTACCGACCCGCTTCCTGCTGTATCCCATTTTGTAGAATCAAGGGCTGTTCCTGAAAATTCATCCCCCAATATAAAAGTATTATCTATTGAAGGAGTCTGTCCACTTGCTACTTTCACGTACACGCCATAAGTTCCTGCACCTGCAAATGACATTTTCGACCATAATTTTTCAACGTTTTCAATCCAGTAAGGTTTATACGTTTGAGTCATTAGAAATCACCAGAATATAATCCGCTTAATGTATCTTTTTTAGCTTTAGTTGCATCTACAATATCCATCTTTTTTGAAACTTCGTAAGTACTATTATCATTGTAGGTTATCGAAGTAATTTTTCCTTCAGCAATGGCTTGTTCTCGTGCGGCAAATCCTGCTGCACTTCCCCCCCCTGTCGAAGTAGTTGAAGCATATTTCGATAATCCTGCACCTATCCCATCAAGATATTCTTTGATTGTAGCCTGCCCTATATCATAAGCGGAATCCTGCAATGATAAGGCATCTTCAATTGATCCTGCTGTTTTTTCCATTTCAGGGTTAAGAACATCGATTGTAGCCTGTTCGATTCCTCCTGCTGCATATTCGATTGGTTCACGCCCTGCAAGTTCTGCCTGTTTTTCATCGATTAAAAATTCTAATTCGATACCCGTCGTAAGAATTGCTAAGGGTAATGCTGCCTTTCCTGCTAATTGCCCTGCGGTTCTTGCAGCAGTTCCCAGTCCTGCACGTGTTGCAACTGCTTCGCCTGCTGCACCGGTTGTAGTTGGTGCGGCTTTGGGTAACAAATTAGCCAGCCCTTCGGTAAGCCCTTTTAATCCTGTTTTTCCAAGTGCATAACTTCCAGCCGCAGTTAATGCAGTATCTATTTTATCCCCTGCAAAGGTTAATGCTCCACCCGCCCCCGCTAAGATATCCCCTGCATTTTTAAGCAGTCCTCTTTCTGCGGCAATAGTTAGAACTGAATCTTTAATTTCTTTTAAATAACTGTTTTGTTCATCTTGAATCGTTACGAGTTCATCTAAAGAATCTGTTGATTCATCAAACCGTTTAGTAAAATCTACATCTTTTAAAACGGTATTAAGTTCTAATAATTGGTCTTCTGTTAATCCGGTTTTATTTACTAATTCATCAAGCCCTACAACATTCATTTCTTCAGGATATTTTTGAAGCATTGGATCTTGTGCGATTAGTTCAGGAGATACAATAGTTGCATCTCGGATATTGCTTAATTCTTCGGTTATATCTTTGTTATTCAGCCGTGCATTGTTTGCCAGTGTTGCTATTGCATCACCAATCCTTGATATATCTTCGGATGATGAAAGATTTGATTGTTCAAGAATTGATCCAAACTGTGCAGGATCCATTCCTGCGGCTTCAAGCATTGGAACTCTTTCCCTTATAGCTTCGGCTATTTCCGTGTTTCCCCTTTGGATTTGGTCCACCATTGCATTTAAAAAGTATAATTGCTCGTCTTGAGTATATCCTTGATCGTCTAAAGCCTGTAACATTCTGGCGAGATCATCGGCTCCTGCGGCTCCTGCATCTTCTGCGGCTTGGAATGCTGCAAGTGTTCTCTGTGCATTTTCATCGCTGGAGGTAACCAAATCAACCATACCTTGATTAGTATATTTCGCAAATTCCCCTAATTCCTGCATATTAAGGTTCATTGCTAAACCATTAGCGATTAATTGCTGTGCTTGCTGTTCTGTAAAGCCTTTTTGCTGTAATGACTTTGAAACTTCATTGAACGATTGTGCAACTTCTTCGCCTGCAACTGCACCGGCGGCGGTAACTACTGCACTAATTGTTAATTTTTCTGACATTTGTTTTTTTAAGGTTTGAAATTCGGTATCATCAACATCTACTTCGGCTTTAATTGTTTTTTTATCTTCTAAATTTTTCAATAATGTCTGTAACTCTGCATCATCGACTTCAATCTTTCCTTCACTAGTGAAATACTGTAATGATTGAATTTGTTTTCGAACTTCGCCCACATTAGTTTCAATATCCATTTCAGAACTGATTTTTTCTAGTTCATCCACGTCCTTTAAAATAGAATCGATATTACTTTGAAAATCGACTTCGCTCTGAATGTCTTTTAATCCTTCGATTTTTTTCGAAATATCTTCGAGATTGCTATCTACTTCAAGCATTGATTTTATTTGCTCTAAACTCTGTAAATTTTTCTTAACTTTCTTATCGTCCAGTTCCAGTTTAAGCGTTCCTTGTGCTATCTGTGTCTTTGCCATTGTTCTCACTCACAAATTTATTATATACCCCAATTCCAAAGAAAGTCAAGGATACGGCCCAAAGTGGAGCCCCGATAAATATTAATATTATTAAAAGTAATATACAAGTGATTCCGTCTATTTTTTTATTTTTCATTTTATCAAACCTCGCAATTTTAACTGATCTATTTGATTTCTTTTTGCGAGTCCTAATGTCATATAAAAGTCTTCAATATCTTCATTCATCATTTTAAGTGTTTTCTTCGCACTAATTTTAAGATAAGCTGATACACAAGCTATTTCTTCGGCTTCATTGCTCAATGCCCAGCTTAGATAGAAAGGATTTATCTTTTAATAGATTTTGATAACCTTTAATATATGCCCTTCGAAGTATCACTATTGCAGAAACAGGTAATTCATCAATAATTGTTTCATCAAAACCAAATAATAATTTATACCATTTCCTAGCCAGTTCGTAAGCGTTTAGTTTATTTAAATCTTCAATAAACTCTTTTTCTTTTGATATTGGAGGTATTGTAGCAATTAATTCATAGTCAGCTATTTTTATTTCAAATTCAGAAAAGAAAGGTGTTAATTTTTCCAGATTTTCGATATTTCGTTTTGTCTGTTCTTCTTTCTTTTTGAAAACATTTTTGATTCCGTCTTGTATATTTTCCATATTTTCACTCAGAAATTATGAATAATTTGATAATTAACTAAATTATGCTTAAGCATAATCTACAATTCTGTATTTCTGTACATTCATATTTAATGTTTTATCTGCACTTGAAATAGTAATATCTACGCCAGTTGGTCGTGCATCTTCGATAATGTATGCCCTAGTAGGGTCATCTGTACCATATGCAACTTCCCCTTCTTGTGCGAAAGCTTGGACAACTAAAGTCACTGTTTTAGATATTCCCGAATTAAATCTACTGTATGCGGTTCCAGTTGTAACGCTACCAGTTAATGCGGCCAACTGTGAAATATCACCAGTAAATGCTACATCATTAAAATTAAAGGTTGTACTTGAACCCCTAATAATCGTAATCTTTCTAAATGATGAATCAATTGCTTTTTCTTCTGAATCGAAACTGTCTGATAAAGCCATTTCTGATGCTCCACCTAACACTTTTTCGACATAAGTATATGTTACAGATAATGCTTCGGTTTCAGTTGTAGCAATCTGGTCGTCTGCAAAGAATCCTTTTGAACCTGTTACAGTATATTCCGAACCTTCCGTTAGTGTTGTTCCATCAGCTTTTTTAATGATTTCTGAACCAACAACGCCATTGGGATGGCTTAATGTGATTACTCCTGTAGCCGGGGTCAAAACTTCTGTAACGGTTATACCTTGAAGAAGTACAAGCATACCGGATACATAAGTTGTGCTTTGTTCCGGCCTGTTATATGAGGGTATCGCCATTGTTACACCTTATTTTTTTATTTTAAAGTGTTAAATCAAATCTTGGTATGAAATCTATTGTGAGATTTCCACTTTCAAAGGTATATAAATCTGGAATTAATCCATGCTTATTAAACGCAACTTCTACATTCGCAACTAATGTATCGAACGTTTCAGTTTGCTGTATCTTATCAAAGTAAACTGAGGCCCTAACGTTCACCAAATCCTTATCATTTCGTTCAACAGGATCGAATTGTATTGTAATTTTAGAATCCTTAATCCTATTATCGAAATTTGATTTAGCAGTTATATTTGCATTTGCTAATTCTGTATGAATTGCAGTTAATATCGCTGAAATTTGTGAATATCGAATCATATTAATCTCCCAATCTTACTGGCGGATACATTTCATCAATTTCATCTTGAGTATATGCATATACTATACCAGTTGTCCACTCTGAGGCCCCATCTTCATCATTAATATCAATTCGTTCTTGTTTCAGCTGTGCAATTGCATTATTGTATTTTGCTAACCAGCGATTGATGTATCCTTCTCCAAATGCATCACTATCATAATCTTCGGGTAAAGTAAAATGATAACATGCAAGATATGAAATGATTCTAACATCATCTTTGATTAAGCTTGTATCAATTGCAGTTTGGGCACTATCTTTAGCTAAGGCATAACTTGAAAAATTATTTTCAGTTATCTCGCCTGTATCTTCATCTTCTACAATAAGCCCCAAATTTCGTTTCATTTGAGTTAAAACTTCTGCTTGAGTTGGAGCTGTCATTTTATCACACAATTAATTTAATTAGGATAAAACCCCTGTTAATCTGTAAACTGCACTTGACTCAGCTACAAAAGGCATTACTGCTTCTGTAAATCCAAGTACTGTAGTTTTTGGATCAGGATTCCACATGTGTTGGTCTGCTTCTTCTGCAACTCCTGTGAATGCAATTGTTGGATCTTTAGGTACAAGGAATGCAACTTTTGTAGTAATCAAACTGCTTGAAATTATCGTGTCGATTTTTGGACTTAACAATTTTGCAGGGGAGTTACCATAATCGTTTGATTTGTACAGTTTTGCAATTGCAGTAGTTGGGCCAATTAATGCTAATGGTGCATCTGAATATTCCTGAATAATAGGAACTAACTCATTAAGATCGTTTACAATCGTTGCAGAGGTCGCACTTTCACTATCCCATGCTGCTTCTGCTGCGTGTGCAGTACTTCCAGAAGTAAGCGTTGAAATCATTTGTGTATTTTCGAATTTCGCAACAATTTTAGCTAGTCCTTCCCAAATATCCCTTTTATCGATATCTGAAAGTAACCTTTCTGCCCTTGTAGCTTTTAAAAGAACATCCCAAACAGTTGCTGTTGAACTTGTTTTTGCAATTGGAACTTCAACAAATTCAGTAAGTCCTTTTTTAGCTGCATTGTAATCAAATTCAAACCTATTTTGTGTGTAGGTTTCGGTATCTTTTTTAATTGGTTTTTTAGGCATTACCCCTTTTAAACGGTACATCTGACCGTCAAGGACTGGTTTCATTGCCTTTTCTACTAGTGCTGCATCGTAACTATCTAGTGCCATTTTGTATCACCTTATGCTGCTGGAGCCACGTGTAATGGGCCATCCACAATTACATTTATGTATCCACTTTGAACAGAAGTTACTTTATAACCATTTGTAGTGTCTTTTACTGCTTTTCCATCGCCATCAGTTGAAGGAATTGCTAAATCACCAATTGCAAAGGTTTCTCCTGATTTTATTTCAACTTTTAGAACGCCTAAACATTCTGCATCAACTTGTAATCCAGATGTCATGATTGTTCTTGTTGGGATTGTAACTGCATCTACATCGATTGTAGTGCCTTCCGAATTTGTAGCAAAAGCCCAACCTGTAGAACTTAGTTTCACGAATCTAAATGGATACAAAGTTGTTGTTGCATTTTGTGAACTTACGCTGTTTGTCATTTAATCACCTTACAACCCTAAATTTGCACTTCTTTGTTGTTCTCCTCCACCGGAACCATTACCGGCAGGGGGTACTCCTTTTCCTTTTGGCATTGATGAAGCCAAAATCTCTACATCTTTTTTAACTGCTTCTGTTGCCTTTGTGTTCGTTTCAATTGAAGACGTTAATTTATTTATTGCGTCTAACACATCTTTGTTTGAAACTTCATCTGTTGGTTCCGCTGGAGTTTGTGGTTCAACTGGCGGTTCCGCTGGAGTTGGGGGCATTTCAGAAGCCAAGATTTCTTTAACTTGCGGGGCTAATACAACTGCAAGTTCTTTCTTTTCTTCATCTGTTAATTTTGAAATGTCAATCATATTATCACTCTGTTGTGATTTTAAGTCAGGCATAACGCTTGCAAATATCTCATATAATGGCTTAGAACGAGCAAATTCTACTTTAGGATTGGAAACCCTACATAATGCAATGGCTTTCATAACTCCATCCGTTCCCGAAGGGTTATGGTTCCATTCAAACGAACTTCCTTTGATTTCATCCCTTATCGCAGAGTATATGTCGGAAAATACTTCTAATTCCGCATACATATTGCTTTCATCAGTAATAATTACCTCTGAAACTTCACCTATTGCGATATTTGAAACTACGTTTTCCTTTTCATCGAAATTATGATCTAAATTTACTGGCTTACCTCTTAATCCTGGACCATATCGTTCAATGAATTCCTTTGTTATCGGAGTTCCATCGACAGTCGTAGGATTAAGGACTGGTAACATTATTTTTGTTCTTGTTGCCATATCAAAGCACCTAAAAAGGTGTATTAAGGACGTTTTGAAAGTTCATCAATCCGCCCTTCTAAAATTTCATTTTTAGCATGGGCTTTCCCAAGCTCATAGTTTAATTTTGCATTTTCTGAAATCAGGGAATCAATTATTCCCCTGTTTTGTTGGTTTTCTTCCTGTCCATTTTTTCGAATTTCATGAAGATTTCCTGAACTTTGTTTGCAAAATTTATCTTTTTGTCAATTAATAAGCTACCTACACCGCAACCCATTAACACGAAAAAGATTACAGCGATTGTTTCCATTTCAACAGCCATTTTTTCACCAGCTTTAAAAAAACATTTTAATATTCGGGAAAACTCCCTAACGAAATATGTATTTAACCTTATATATACCATTTACTTGACGAACGCCCACTAATCTATATATACAATCATTTTCAAAGTTATATCAGGTGAATATAATGGATAATAGCCAAGTAGATGTAACGATACAACAAAAAGGTACAATCATTACAAACATATCTCAAATAAAAGAAATTGTGAATGGATATACTGATAATTCAACAGGATACGCCTTGTCTAAATTAGCAAAAGTGGATCAAAAAACTATCTCAACGCTCTTAAATAAAGAGGATTATAATCCATCATTCGAAACGGTTGTTAAATTAATGACTGCAATGGGAAAAAAATTAGTAATTGTTTAAGGTGAAAAAAATGGAAAATTACGAAATAAAAAACACTGACAGCCCTGAAAAAAGGGCACAAATTAAAATATGTGTTATTATTGCTTTCATCCAGACAATAATAGCATTAGTTACTGAATCTTACGCTAACTTATTTTTATTAATTGCGGTGATGTCATTTGCTTACTTGGTAGCAAATACTGACGATTTCTTTCTTGTATGGGATTCTGCGTGGGCTATTATTAAAAACCGTGGAAAGAATTTTAATTCTAAGTCATTTAATCGGGAAATCCCTGATTATCCGAACCGAAACTTCGGAAGATACGAACCAAGAAAAGAACCCGAACCAATCGAAGAACCAGAAAAACCGAAACAGACAGAACAAACAGAAAAAGAAATACCCCAAACTACCTTTGAAAATCCTGTTGTCAGAACTAGTGAAATACCTATTAAAAAAGAAGATAACGACAATAATAGCGTTATTTGGGCTAACAACTATAATCAGTCCGGAAATGCAAGAGATAATCCTAAACCTAATATCTAATAATATCATTGATGCAGTATTTTTATTCTTTGGAGGAGTAATATGGCTCGTAAAAACTATAATTCATGGCGAAACAAGTTCGTAAAATCATTAGAAAAAGAAGTTGAATTAGATGTTTTGGCTAACGTTGATGAAAATGTAAAATATGGATACACTAAACCCGAATTAAAATGGAAACCATTAACCCAGAAATACAAAGAAAAAAAGGTACTGCTCGGTAAAAATTTAAAGGGGTTAGTGTTCAATAATACCATGTTTAAGGCCACGCAAAGCCGTGCACAGGTAAAACGAGATAGAATAATCTTAATTAAAATTTACAACAACATAAAATATTCTGGTAAGCATGAATACGGTGATAGGCCGTTTATTGCTCCAGCCATAAATAAAACTTTAGAAAGAAAAAACATTTTAAAATTAGCAATAAAAGCAGAAAAAAGGATAAAATAAATTAAACGTTGATTTTTATGTATATCCGAGATTTATTAAACCAAGCAATCCAAAATAAAGCATTTGGGGAGAAAAACCAGGAAGAATTTTTAGAATTAATGGAGATTTTAGAAATTGAACTGCCCACATTTAAACATAAAGGTAAAACCCACTTAGATATGAAGAAATCCCTTGAACTGGTAGCTAAAAAGATTAAATCGATGGACATTATAGAACGATGTGAGGTATTAATGGGAATTGATACGATAACCCCTATACAAAAGCACGTTTTAAAACAAATGAAAGATAATTATATGTCTTGCATCTGCATTGGAAAAGGTGGCGGTAAGGATTTCATGTCCGCACTCCTTTTAATCGATGAAATCATTGATATACTATTTAATCCACTTGCTTTTGAAAGAATTGACTTGATGAACATTGCCCCCAATGCTGATTTAGCAAACAATGTATTTTTCAAAGAATTTAAAGTATGGTTTAAAAAAAATAGAGTATTTAATATCATTGGAATCGGGGAAAATAAAGGAAATTCAAAAGCACCAATCCAATTAGCAAAGACTTTTTTAGATGTTGGGCCGGCTATTACAGTGCATTCTGGAAACTCAACATCTGCATCTTTCGAGGGTAAAAACTTAAAATGTGTAGTTGTCGATGAAATAAGCGATGAGAATTTTAAAAATGCTGAAAAGATGTTTTATCAGGCTAAATCTTCCGTTCAAACTCGTTTCGGCTACAATGGAAAAGTTGTAGCCATTACTTGGAATCGTTTTCCAACCCCCAACCCTTTAGATGATGTAGGCTATAAAATAATGATGGAAAATCAAGGAATAGATAATATATTCACTTTTAAAGGGAAAACTTGGGAAGTAAACAGCCGGAGAGTTAAAGAAGATTTTAAAGATGATTATGAAAGAAACGAAATCCTTGCTAAAAAAATGTATGAATGTGAACCGCCAGATTTAAACGCTTACTTTATTAGCCTTGATGCATTAAACGCAAGGAAAAAAGATGGAGTAAGTTTATTTAATTGGCAACCGGTTTATGATGAAAAAGAGGGCAAACTATCTTTAAATTTTAAACAAAAAAGAGATATTAATAAAACTTTGTATATTCACACGGATTTATCAATTAACCACGATAGAACTGCAATAGCTATTTCTTATTTTGAAAAAGGGAAAGTTATTGTTTCAGATTTGATAATATTAGAGCCAACTGTGGGATATAGAGTAGATTATACCAGTTTAGAAAAGTTTTATAAATTTTTACAGGAACGATTAAACGTTAGATTGAGTTTCGACCAGTTCAACAGTGAATATTTTATACAGAAATTTGGTGGAGAAAGAATATCCAAAAGAGTTGATGTATGGACTGTATTCCAAGAGTTAGTCGAAGGACAAAAAGAAATAACCCTTATAGATGCCTCTAAAAAGAAAAAAGGTAAAATCGAATTTTACCAAAATGGGGATATCTGGGAAAAGCTAAAGCTTCAGATATTACAGCACCAAGTTAATTCAAATAAAGTGGTATATTTCGGGGAAAGAAGCCCCGACCATGCAGATGCAGTGGTGTCAAGTGTTTACAATTGCAGTATAAATTCAACCTACGAAATCGATGAAGAAGATGCTTTAGAAACACAAATAAAACCACTGCAAAATGAAAAGATTGTGTTTAAAAGCTTGTTTTAGTTAAAAGGTGATAAAGTGTTATATAATCATGCAATCAATAAGTATTATTATCAAAATTATCATTTTACAAGGTGATTAAATTGAAGCAAGAGACGATTTCATTAACAAACAATGATGTAGAATCTAGTTTAAAGAATATTAAAAGCATCATGGCTGCAAATGGTAGTACTGCGGTTCCAAATTCAGACGTATCAATATGGCAAAATTCAAATATAGCTATTTCCGCAGATGTTGCAGTAAACATGGCTATAAGACAGCTATTCACAGAGATATTTACGCCTTATTCGGTAGTATCTTCAATCCCTGGAATGCGTGAAGTTCCAGAAAATGTAAAACAGGAAGTATCCGACTTAATCGACAAACATATTAAAGATTTACAGTTGGCCTTTTCAGATTTTATATTAACTGGAAAATGTTATTTATGGCAATTAAATCGAATTTCAGCAACCGCAACAAGTTTAAAAGAACGTTCACACTTCAATGAAAAGTTAGGCCGTGTTGAATATTTCTTAAGTTATGTTGAACAGAGAAATATTGCAGCAAAATGGTGGGAAAATGACAGCTTAACCAATGTCACAATAAATATAGCTCCAGAAGAACTGCATAACCAACTGGACGAAGAATTTGTAAAATATGATGAAAAATACCTTTCAAAGTTCGTAAATCCTATACCTATTCATGATACCATTAAAAAATTAGCCGATCAAAAGAACATCCTTGCACTTCAAGTAATGCCTATGATGGCACAAAAAGCAGTTATACCTACCGTTGCAGTTATAACCCCTGATGGTAAGAGTGCAACAACTGCAAGCAATTATTTATCAAACTGGCAAAACCTTACTAGGGTGGTTATTCCAGGGGATCCTGATAAAGTTAAATTGGAAGTATTATCTATTGGAAAAGACATTCCAACCGATCTTATAAATAGTATGCTTCATTATTACACAAGTGCCATCTTTATGGGCCTTGGTACATCAATAAGCACTATTCAAGCCAGTGGGCAGGAATTAACAACCAGTAGAACGGTTGATAGGAATATATTAAGGATTGTTCAGGGCTACCAAGACGAAATTGAAAGATGGATTGCAGAACAATTAACCAAAATTGATCCAAAATACGAAGGCATTTGGATAAAATTCACAAATCCGGATCCTGATTGGGAATTAAATTTACTAGAAAAAGCTAAAATTATTACTGAATTAAAAGAAGCAGAATCTATTGGGGGATATGACTTTTCAAGCCTTATCGATAGGATATTCCCATCAAATGAAAACGGGGAAATCCTCGCATCAGCTATTGATATCAGTGAAAAAGAAGTTGAAAGCCTTTTAAAATCTGCAAATGCTAAAAGAAAAGGATTGGACTATATTTCAGATGAAACCAAAAGGGCTGAACTTGAAAAAAAAGCAGAATCATTATCCAAACTATTTGATAATATTGATATTAAAGGGGATCGTTTTGGTAGGGACTCTTTCAATGCGTTTAAAAAATGGTTGGAAGATAACTTTAACCCTCGAACTGGAATTTCTGACGAATTGTTAAATACTTTCACTCAGACCGAAGTAGATGCATTCTTTAGCGACTTTGTAGCACCTTTCCTAAATGCAGAAGGGATCTATTCGAATGTATCTTATGATGAAATCGACCGTTTAAAAACAGTTTGGGTTGATACTTTCAAAAATAACTATTCAAGCTATACAACACAGCTAAACGATGTATTAAACGATGGAATAAGAAAAGGATTGGATGAAGTAGCAATAACAAACAATCTTAAGGAAGTTACTAAGGGTTTAACTGCTGACAGGTTACAGTTAAGAGCAAGACAAGAGTTATCCAAAACTTACAATTTAGCCAGAGCTAAATCGATGTGGTATGAACCTGTTGTTTATGTAAATGCTGAAGACGACCAGGTAAGGCCAGCACATAGAAAACTAAACGGATTAGTATTCATACCCTCAGAACATCCTGAATTAGTCCCTCCTTTGGGATATAATTGCAGATGTTCAATAACTCCTTATAGGGGTTAATTTTTAATAAATTTTTTAAAGGTGATATTTATGGGAGAAAAAGGCAAAATTCCAGAAGAAGCTTGCGAGGATATCCTAATAAGACGTGCTCAGGGGGATACTTGGGCAACTATTGCAAAATTTCTAAAGAAAGATTATCAAGTTGAAGTTACAGTCCAGGCTATATCAGCATGGTATAAAAAAAGAAAGAATGAAAATAAAGCTATTTCTATAAGAGAAGAATATTCAAAAGATAAAGGTGAAGATGAAGTTAAAAAAGAAATGCTTGAAACTGTTGAAAACATGAATAAAATAATTAAGGTGGGGATGGATATGTTAAATACAATTGAAGAAACTCCTAAAGAAAAAAAGATAATGTGGCACAATGCTTTCAAAAATATTGTTGGGGGGATAATTTCCGCATCAAAAACGAAAATAGAAATGCTTACTCCTATTGATGGAGAAAACGACAAAGACATGCCTAAATTTAGTTTTTAAGGCATTAAAACATTTTGTTTTAAATCTCAAACATTTTTTACTATTTTGTTTGATATCTGTTTTAATTATGTTTCAATAATTCCACAACCTTTACTTTCAAGTAACGTTCTACCATTTTTAGACAAAGTGTAATGCCCGTAGATTTCACGATCAAGTAAACATTCACTGTGCATCTTGAATAGTTCAGTGTTGCAGGTTCTTTGAGAGTAGCCTGTCAGGTGGGAAGCGTAAGCTGGAGTAAGCATTTTATGTGTTTTGAATTGTTCCAGTATTGCTTCCCTAACTGTCATTGTTATCCCTTGATTTTTCTATAATACTGTTTTGTTTTTGATGGTTTTTATATTTTTAATTTTCAAAAAAAGTTTACATATACTATATGATTTTAAAAAAAAATATACAACTAAAAGAAT